CGATACGGGCGAGATTCTTGTGTCCGCTATCACTCCAGCCGGTTCGGAGACGATCTACACGACTCATAATTTCGCGGACAAGACCACTTGGTACACCGAGTCCGTCCGAGTGACGGACGAAGCGGCGGTTGATAGTGGTGACGGTCTGACGTGGAACTTGGCGCACTCCAACCTCATCGACCTCAAGCATGGGAAGTGCTGGAACGAGAACCGTGTCATCTCTGACGAACCGAGCGGGCATGGGTACGGCGTGGTGGTGAAAGTCAACGGCGTCGTGAAAGCCGAACGCGCTCCATTCGCTTCCACTGGTGGCGACTTCGTCGTTGACTACGTGAATGGGAAAATCACGTTCGATGTGTCCCAGGCTGGTGCGTCTGTGCTGGTCAGCTACAGCTACGCGACCACTGGGCGGTGGAAGATGCGTCCGAAGGCTGGGAAGATTCTCCGTATCGACTCGGCCAAACTGCTTCTGTCGGCCGATTTCACGTACAACGACACAGTGATTTTCCGCATCGTCAAGGACGCCGACACGACGCCGGTGGACGTTGCGACTCCGGTTTACTACAAGACGCTTTCCCAACTCCTCGAAGAAGCGGTGCGTGTCACTTCGTCCCCGCCGCTCGGAGGTTCGATGCGGGGAACGTTGGTTGACCACTACCTGTACGAGTTCGATTACCGGCGCACCCGCGACCTCCGGGCGTCTCTGAACATGGAGCTTTGGATCGAACTCGAAAACGACGTCCCCGCGAACGGAACGATGGCGAGCGTGGCGTTCCACTGCACGTCGGTTCGTGAGTGACTGTACGAAATCGCCCCCTTGGGATAAGATGACCGCGCCTTGACGGCAGAACCTTTCTCTGGAGGTGAACATGGCTCTGATCGGAACCGACAAGATCACCGTGCTCGACGGGACGACCGGGTTGGAAAAGGAAGGCACCGTATCCGACATCCTCGGAAACTTGAGTGGTGCCCTTCAGTTCCAGGGCGAGATCAACGCGGCGGCGGACTTCCCGGCTCCCAGTGCGGTATCGAACGGGCATGTGTACGTCGTCAAACAGACGGTCACGGACAACGACGCGACCAAGACGAACACGGGTCTGACGTTCCAAGCCGGTGACGAGATTGCCTGGAACGGCACCACCTGGATTGTCCTCGGTCCTCCGGTTGACCCGCGTTGGAAGGCCCTGTCTTCGGCGCAGTTCAATGCCACTCCCGTCAACCCGGCTGCTTTCGACGGCGTTCCCGACGCGAACCTCATCCGTCCCGGGTATCCGCTGGCGTACATGATCGGCGGCACCACGTACTACGGTCTTGCCGTCGGCGTCACGGGCGCGGGTCCGTACACCGTCACCATCAACGGCGCTCCGATGAACGGGACCATCCAGGCTCTCTGGGTGGGGCGTCCCGAGATGGTGATTCGTGAGGACCTGTTCATCGCCGGCAACTACAACGCCTCCGTCGAGCCCGCGATGCTCTGGAACATCATGGGCACCAAGAACCGTTGGCAGCACGGTCAGGCGTTCCTCGTGGCGTTCGACGTCATCCACCGCGCCGATGACACCGGAGCCACCCAGCCGACCGTGAACGTGACCATCGACGGTTCCGCCGTGAGCACCGACACCGCCGGGAACGGTCCGAAGCCGTCCGCTGCGAACTGGGTGTCGAACACGGACGTCGGCATCGACACCACGGCGTACGGTGTGTCCCCTGGTTCGGAAATCGAGCTTTCGCTGACCAGCGTCGGAGGAAATGGCGACGCCGACAGTCTGACCGCCAGCTTGGTGTTCGTGTTGGCATGACGGAAGTCTATTCAATCTGAATAAGAAAAACCATTTTTTGACAGATGCTTATTCAGTTTGAATAACAGAAAAAGGAATTTCCAGGACCCCACAGGAGAACCGAGATGGCTGCACTCACCATCCAGAACAAAATCGGCCAGTCTCTCCCGTCGGACAAGCTCGTCGGAGGAACGGTGACGCCGATTACCATTCAGGCGAACGAGGTCTTCACCATCGACGACGGGGACATCGGCCCCACCATGCAAGCACAGATCACCAACGGTCTGTTGCAGGTCACTTCGACCGTCGCTTCCCAGGACGCCGGAAGCGGCTTCGTGGCGAACGTGGACCTCACCGCCGGGAATGCCCGCAAGGTTCTGGAACTTCAGAGCGGCGAGGAGTTCCTGCTCGAAAAGGTTCTCGTTCGCATCACGCTCTCCGACACGGCGACGGTTCCAGCGGGCATCAGCCTCGGCGTCGTCTCGCCCAACTACAATGATCTCGTGCAGGAGTTCACGCTCACCAACGTCCTTCAGGTCGGTGACACGTTCCTGAATTTCATCGCTGGAAAGAGCAAAATCCTCACGGGTCCGACCGAACTGTTCGTCATTCCGTCCTCGCCCGCTACGGCGAACGCGCTGGAGGCGACCATTTGGGTGTTCGGGAGCGGCAACCTCATCTGACGCCTTTTCTTTTCCTAAGCCGGGAGTGACAAACTGATGGCTCTCACGGTCACGCTGAAAAACGCCACCGACTCCCCGCTCTGGGTTTCCCTGTTCGCCTCGCACACAGGGAACGCCCGGAAGAAGGTCCGCCTTCAGCCGGGTGGGTCGGTGAACGTCAACCGTATCCCGAGGGAAACGTTGGACCTCATCGACTCAGGAAAGTTGGTGCGTGACTTTGCCACCGGCGACGCTTCCGACCCACACCCTGAGCGAAAACTCCAGATCACGGCAATCCCCATGCGTGACATGGAGTTCATCCCCAACTACGTCTCCCTCGACCCGAAGACCAGGCGCCCGAAAGCCGTGGCTACGGACGATTTCTCCTGGTCGCGCGGGCACAACGTGTTCGTCATCAAAATCAAACCGCGTTCCAACCTCGACATCGACTGGTGGAACTACGAACGCGGTCCGTACGTTCAGTTGCGCCAACTGTTCAAGGGAGACTTCCTGATCTCCGTGACCGTGAAGACGGACGGCGCCCTCGACAACAACGACTGGGCGGGAATCATCATCCAGAGCGCCGTGCAGGAAACGCACTTTGCACGGCTGATGATGAGCCGCAAGAACAACCCGAACGAACCACTCGTCTCCGGCGCGCAGCAGGAGGTTCCGATTTTCGAGCGCCTATTCCACCACGGCGTCAATCTGAAGAACCCAACGCTGCACGGGGAGTTCACGTTCCTCGGTGACGGCAACGAGGAAGGCGTGTACGACTGGAACACCTCGTCGTACATCGCCGTCCCGTCGTATGCCGAGCGTGAGGACGCATCAGAAGCGGTGCTCGTTATCGAACGCTGCGGTGCCGACGTTACGCTCCGGTCGTATGAGCCCGGTGTGAACCGTACTCGTACGCTGACGATGCAGAACTTCATGCCTGGACCCGCCCGCATCTGTTTCGCCGTAGGGAAATACGGAAGTCAGGGAAGCACGTTCTGCGGCGCCGTGTTCAGGGACATAGTGGGGGAGTATTGACGGGATGAGCCGTCCCGATACCTACGAAAATACTTTTCGTGCTTACGACGGAGCCATCCACGATTGGCTTTCCACGCTGATCGTGGATTACGGCACCGTACGTGAGAAATTCGGTACGGTACGGCAGCACCAGTCAACGCTCGAACCAATCATCGTCGTCCAGGCTACGCCCGAGCGTCTCGCCTCGTCCGTAGGGCAAACGCTCGTGAGGCGTGGATGGATGCAAGACCACCAAGAGACGGACCGCCTGCAAAACTGGCCGCTCCCCATCGCGTCGTTCTACCGGATGGGTCCGCTGTACCGCCCCGCGATGCAGCACTCACCGGGACGCTACAAACACCTCTTGCGTGACCACAAGGGAAACTGGCTCGGTGCGGACTACCCCACGCCGCTTGAGATTCCCTACGAAATCACGTTCTGGTGCCTCAAGCGGTACACGGAGGCGCATATTCTGGAGTGGATTACCAAGCAGATCGGACGACGGGGCGCGGCAGCCAACGAGTTCTACATCACGGTTGACCACGACCGTTTCCCGGACGACATCATCTACTCCGGCGTTCCGGTGTACGGACGAAAACTCCATTCCGTCCACGTCGATGCCATCACCGACGTCAGCGACGTGGAACAGGCGGAGATAGACGTCCGTACGCTGCGTCTCAGCTTGCTCATCACCGTACGTGGTTGGGTGTTTCATCCGCTTACCCCATCCGAGGGCGGCGTAGCCGTCGAAATCGACACGCAGTGCGAGCGCGAACTCACCGAGGACGAAAACTCATTTTTCTCGGGGAGGCGGTTCGAGTCTCTCGGCATCGGCGTTACGACGTCGAATCTGCTGAACTACACCGGCGCTCCCTACTTCGAGTTGTCGGACGGCATGACCGCCAAGTACGACGAAGCGTCCCAAGGAAAGGAGCTTCATCGGTTCGTGCTGACGGCACCATCAGGAGGTGGGTCTGCTCAAACCATCTGGCATTTTCCATATCCGCTGCTTCGCATAGACGACCCGACCGTTCTTCAGTTGAGGCTTGATTACCGCTTCCCGACCATCAACGGGGACGTGTTCCTGGAGGTGCTGGGCGTAACTTGGGACGTGGATTCTCCCGGCGATCCGGTCGCGCGGTACATCCCCAGCTACCACGTCGTTCAGCGGCACAAGTTGGAGTACGTGTCCGGGAAGTGGAACCGCCTGGAGCGGTGGGCGGCGGTGAAGGACGACGTGGCTTTCCGTTTCGTCTTTACGGACGAGACGGTGATGGAGGCGCAAAACGTGTCCTTCATCATCCGCCACGCGAACTGGCAGCAGAACGAGTACGTTACCGACGCGGACATGCAGGCTCCCGACACGTCTGCGTGGACGCCAATCGGTTTTCCGTCGCTGACGAAGACGACCGTGAACGGCGTTCAAGGGTTGTCGGTGGCGGTTACGGTTCCCGGAGACGGAGTGTCCCAGGAAATCGAAATCACGGATACCGTCGGGTTCGTGCTGCTGCTTGGGCGCATATTGCAGATTTCAGGTCAGTGGCGTATATTGCTCGACAACGACGCGACCGCCCCTACCGACACGGTAACGCTAGACATAGGCGAGAACTGGGAGAATTTCGGATTGGTGAGCGCCCCGCTGCCTCCGAACAACAAGATGAAGGCGCGCATCGAAGCACTCACTGCGAATGCTTCGATTACTCTGAGGAGCCTGTCACTGCGGGAGTTTACGGCGCCGGTGTACGGAACTCATATCCCGCTGTGACGTGAAGGAGAAGGAAGATGGGTGGAGGAGACGATTCCGGCTACTGGACGCTGTCAGCAGGGAGTGATGAAGAAGAGACGCCTCAGCGGAGCGAAGAATCGGAACAGAAGGAGACGTCCGTTGAGGAGAAGGAAAGCCCCCAAGAGACGAAGGAGGAAACTCTGGTGACTGACCAGTATGTAATCAAGAGCCGTGAGCGTTTCGAGCAGCCCATTCTGCTTCTGCGCGACGGAGAGGAAGAACAGATTCGTCTCGAACCGTTTTCCGAGTACGGCCCTGTCTCCGAGGTTGAATTGACTCCTCAGATTCGCGCCTTGGAGCAGAACGGTCGCATCGAACTGAAGTCCGTTACTGCCTGATAAAAGGAGACGACTAACATGGCAGCACAAGCCGCTGGCGTCGTACTTCGTGAACTCGACCTCTCCGCGTATGCAGAGGCGGTGTCTGGGACCATCGTTGCCATGTTGGGCGGCGCCATCAAAGGTCCTGTGAACGAGCCGACCGTCGTCGGGAGCGAGGAAGAGTTCGTCCAGACGTTCGGTCCTCCGCAGCTTGGTCAGTATGGGTACGGAGCGTTGTCCGCCACCCACTATCTGCGGGAAGGACGACGCCTCGTGTTCATCCGCGTGGCCGACGGCAACGAGGCCACCGCCACAACGACCATTTCGGAAGCGGCCCCTGGTACGGGTACGGTCGCCACGGTCGCTGCCAAGACGCCGGGAACGTGGGGCAACTACGTTCGCTTCGTCGTCTCCGACGTGGAAGCCGACCCGACGTACGCTGGCTCCTGGGTCTTCAACGCGAAAGTCGAGGTCCCGGTTGACCACACCGTCCCGCCCACCGGCTACCGCGTTGCCGAGGAATGGCGGAGCAACCAGGCCGAACTCAAGCTCTCCACCAACCCGAACAGCCCCAACTTCTTCGAGTTGGTCATCAACGAGGGCAAACTCGGAGAGTTCCCCGCCTCGCGCATCGTGGAGGTGACGTTCAACGCCGACCTCCAGCCCGACGAGCAGACCTATCTGCTCGGTTCGGCTACGACGGGGGCGGACGGCGTTTCGTCACTCAACTCCGGCCACTACATCGGTTCGTTCGTGGGCCAGAAGGCCACCGGCTTGAAAGCCTTGCGGAACACCGAAACCGTGGACATCAACGTGGTGGCGGTGCCCGGGCTGTTCTCGGCGGACATCATCAGCGAGATGCTTGATCTCTGCCAGGACCGTGGAGACTGCATCGCACTCATCGACCCGCCTTTCGGCCTCGACGTCTCGCAGGTGATCGACTGGCACAACGGCGTCGGCTACCCGCACCAGGCGTTCGATTCGAGTTACGGGGCTCTGTACTGGCCCTGGATTCGGATTTTCGACAAGTACACCAAGAACACCGTCTTCGCTCCGCCCTCCGGGTTCGTTTCGGCGGTGTACGCCTTCAACGACCGTCAGCGTGCTCCCTGGTACGCTCCCGCCGGGTTCTCGCGCGGCATCATTCGTCCCGGTGAGGAACTGGAGATGTCTCCCTCTCCGTCGCAGCGTGATCAGCTTTACACGGGCGGGAACGTCATCAACCCCATCGTGGCGTTCGCCGGTCAGGGCATCACCGTTTGGGGTCAGAAGACCCTCCAGCGGCGCACCACGGCTCTCCAGAGCGTCAACGTGCGTCGGATGCTCGCGGTCTTGAAGAAGTCCATCAACCAGGCTGTGCGATTCCTGGTGTTCGAGCAGAACGACCCGGTGATGTGGGCGCAGTTCAAGAACCTCGTGAATCCAATCCTGCGTCAGATTGCCGCTGACCGAGGATTGGAGCGGTACGAGGTCATCATGGACGCCAGCACCAACCCGGACGACGTGCGTGCTCAGGGTCGTGCCGTCGGACGCATCATCCTCCAGCCCACGCGGGCTGCCGAGGTCATCGAGATCGGCTTCGTCCTCACCAGCACCGGAGCGCAGTTCTCCGAGGCCGTTGCCGGCAACATCTAGGAAATTCGTTTTCTGACAGAGTTCTATTCAATCTGAATAAGAAAAACGAATTTCCTCCAACCGACTGCAAGCGTGGTCGTCATGCCGATTCAACTGACAGCGCAACATATCGCAGAACAGGACGGGGGGTTCGAGCCCCAGCGTGCCAACAACGGACAGATAATCATTTTCGGCGTTGGCGGCTGGAACCTCCCGTCCGGTCATCTTTCGCTGTCAATCGAAGCGTTCGACCTTCCCGCCTTCGAGGGTGGTGTGACGGAGCTTCACTGGCAAGGCCAGGTACGGAAGGTCATCGGCAACGTCCGCTTCAACGACATCGAGGTGGTCGTCCGGGAGTTCGCGGACAAGCCTACCTCGCAAGCCGTGTGGGCTTGGGTGCGTGAAGTCCACAACTACGACGTGAACGACGGCTGGCAGGTCTTCAACTTCGCCCAGAACCTCATCACCAACCCAGCGTCGCTGGTGTTCGGCGGCGGAGAGCCGCCTCCCGGCGGCCGAGGGTTGGCGAGGAACTACAAGAAGACCGGCGTGATTCTTCTCACCGACCCGTCTGGAGGAAATGTACGAGCGTACGCCGCCTTTGGCATCTTCCCCTATCGGTGGGTTCCTGGTAGGATTGATATGGAGTCGGAGGAAATCCTGAAGGGCACCCTTCACCTCTCCATCGACTTCATCCAGTACGTGCCTCTTGGTTCGATCCCGGACCGTTTCGAGGACATTTTGGAGCTTGTGTAACCGACCCCCTCTAACCACAGGAGACGCCTCCTATGGCCCTGAAACTCACGGCACAGCATATCGCGGCACAGGGCGGTGCGTATGAACCGCAGCGCGCCAACAACGCCATTTTGTACGTTCCGTTTCTTGATGGTTGGGGAAGTGACGGCGCAGACGTAACTCTTTCTCTGGAGAGCTTCCCGCTTCCCAAGGAAAACAACGCTGTCATCGAGGCACGCTGGATGAACGAGCGGCGCAAGTTCGCCGGTCCAGCGAACGTCGAGGACATGGAAGTCGTCGTCAAGGACTTCGTGGACAAGAGAGTTGCGCAGGTACTCCTGAATTGGCGACGACAGGTTTACAATCCTACTGACGTCGCGGTGAGCAACATACCGACCGGCGGTGTCGGGTTGGCGAAGAATTACAAAAAGAGTGGATTCGTCGTTTTGTTTGCTCCCGATGGGAGTCTTCAGCGCCAGTGGAAGGTCGAAGGGTTGTGGCCGACTTCGATGGACCCTGGCGACATCGACATGACGTCCGAGGACTTCATCAAAATGACGATCACCCTCAGTGTTGATCGTATCTCTGAGGCGGTTCTGACTGGTCAAGAAGGTTTCGTGGACATTACTGCCGGAGTAACCACGCCTGCTCCAGGGACGCAGTGATATAGAGGAGACGGTTTCGTTTCACAGTTCTCCGTTTCTCCAACCCTTCCTCAAGCGAGGTAGGACACCATGACAATCGAAGAAAGTACAAAAACCGGCATCGGAACCGATGTCGAGAAGGTCACTGTGGTCAGCGAGGCCGACGTCATCCCGACCAGCAAAATCTGGGAAGGACGTCCTCTCTCCCACGAGTACGCCGAACAACTACCGTCGCGCGGTTTGTTCTACAAGGACCAGGAAGGACGCCCGCTGCTGTCGGAAGACGGCCGCATCGTCCTTCGTCCACTCACCACCCGCGAAGAGAACATCCTGTTCACCCAGGGTTCCGATTCTCTCGAAAAGGTGGTGCGGATCATCGACAACTGCATCGTGACGGAAGGCGTCAACTGCAAGAACCTTCTCGTCTGCGACCAATACTTCATCCTCCTCTCACTTCGCATCCACTCGTTCGGCGGAGGTTACGACGTTCCGATGACCTGCAAGTATTGCGGGGCATCGTCTGACGTCCACATCGACCTCGCCGCTGACCTGTCGATGAAGTACCTCGCGCGTGACGTGGAACAGCCGTTCTGGTTTACCCTCCCCATTTCCCAACGCCGAATCGGCTTCCGTCTTCTCCGTTTCGAGGACCAGTTCACCATCCGCCGCTACGCACGCGCGATGTCGATGGCGCGCAAGAAGGCACGCGGAACCGCTGTCGGGTCCCAGGACGACGACACCAAACCGTCCTACCGCGCGGCTGCCGCCATCACCCATATCGACGACAAGGAGGTCGATTTCAACACCGCGTTGCAGTTCTACGACACGATGCTGATGGCGGATTCCATCGCTCTCTCGAACGCGATGGATGCCGTCGAACCGGGCATCGAAAACGAAATCTCGAAGAACTGCCCGAAGTGCGGTGCGGAAACGACGTTCGTGTTGCCGATGACCGTCGAGTTCTTTCGTCCGTCCTCCCTATAGCATAAAGGATTTTCGGGATCAGATTTTCTACCTGGTCTATCACGGGAAGATGGACGGAAACTTCGTGATGGACATGCTGATCCCCGAACGCCTGTTCTACGTGAGGAGGTTGAGCGCCGAGATAGAGGAGCAGAACAAGCGCCACAAGGAAGCGATGCAGCAGGCGAAGATGAAATCGGCGTCTGCTCGTGCCGGTAGGGGGAGACGGCGTTGAGCGTGAGGGTTTCCCAGAGAAGAGGTGTGAGAGACATGTGAGGAACTCAACACCGCTCAGCGCCTCTCCCTCGGTTTACCAAAGTCTATTCAATTTGAATAGACATCCGCCAAGTCTAAGCGCGTCATGGCAGACAAAGCACTCAACGCCATCGAGTTCGTTCTGCAAGTGAACGACATGATGACGCCGACTCTGCAAGCGTCGCGCAAATCGTTCCGTGCGTTCAAACAGTCAATCCTCGGACTCACCAAGAATCTCGTAGAGGGCGTTACCAAAGCGCTTGAGTCGATTGGCGAGGAAATCAAGGAGGCGTTCAGCTTCCAGAACCTTCACGAGAACTTCGTCAGAGGAATCCGTACCCTCAACAAGCGGCTGAAAACGAAAGAGGCAATACGAGTACCCCTGGAGTTCGACGTCACCATAGCCGGAGCTTCTACAGCTTTAGCAGCACTCATCGCGGGGAAGCTGATCGGTGAACAGGCGGGCAAGCTCCAAACCAAGAAATTCGATTACGACCTCCAAATCAAGGTCGCCAAGTTCGACATAGAAGACACAAAGCTCACTGACCTACGCAACGCCATCATCAAGCGGTTCAGCCGCCAACCGATTCCCCTAGTATTCTCCAACAAGGTGAGCGGACGCACCTTCGGCGGAGACTTGAGCGGCTTCCGTGAACGCCTTCAGAAGAAGATAGCCGGAAAGAACGGTCTTCCTATAGAAGTACGGCTCGTCATCTCGAAGGAAGAGAAGACGCGCTTCAGGAACGCCCTCATGCGGGCGGTGGAAGCGGCGGTGGAGACTCTCAATGAAGAACTGGAGGACTCCGCCGTCGGCTTCGGCATCAACCTCCTGGACGCGGTGGAGGAGTTCTGCAAGGCACTGACGGAATGTTTCGACAAGAACACGGAGAATTTCGGGGACAGTCTCTACAAAAAAGCCTCCGAAGCCGCCGACGTTTTCCACTCGATAGTTTACGATTCAGCCGCGCTGTTCAGTCGCACAATCCATGACGCCGCCATTCGCGTCGGCATGACCATCGCGCAGATGACGGGGGCTCCAGTCGGCCTGGCGTTCCAGGGCGTTTTTACAAGAGAGCCGGGGGCACCGCCAGGGAGTGCGAGGTTTGGCGGTATAAAGTTGCAGGGATTCCACACGGGCGAAAAGAGAACTGCTGCACGCTATGTAACGCCCTCTGTCTTGCAGAGACAAGAGAAGACGATCAAGGATATTTTAGCTAAAGGTTTTGAATCGGGAGCGTCGTTCGAGGAAATCCGCCATAACATCGCTCAGGCGCTCGTTGAGGCACTAAAACTGAAGGACGTTGACAAGGAGTCGTTCCAACGGCTCGTCAACGCCATTCAACCTCGCCTCGGTAAAGTGGAAAAGGAAGCGGGCGGTACGGCGCTCGGAGAGACGGTTATTTCCATTGGCGAAGTAGTCCGAAAGTTCTTCAGCAACCTCCCGCATTTCGCACAGGGCGGTACTGTAACTGCACCAGGGGCTCCAGGCGGCGGGAAAGGTCCGAAAAGGGGCGACGCGAAGTCTGTATTTGCCAATCTCCATATCGGTGAGTTCGTCCTCACCAGCTTCACCGTCGTCGGAGTGGCTGCTGTCCTCAAGAAAGTAGCCGACAACACCGAGGAGGTTCTGCGTAAGTTCGAGAACGAAATCAAAACTGTTACGGCGGATGATGCACTGAACGATCTGATCAAGGAGTTGACGAAAGAAATACAGGGAAAGAACAAAGAGTTTATCGAAAAGCTGAAAGAGGCGTTGAAGCCGCTAGTCGGTGTTCCGTACGGAGCTACCGGAGCCATCGCCGTTGGTGGGTTGAAAGAATATGCGCTGAAGAAGACTGCGGGCAACAAGTTGTCGGAGCAGATGCTTGACGCAGCAGCGGCATTGAAGACGTTTGTGCCTGAACTCCAACTGGCTTTCCAACAGGCACTACTCACCAAGGCTACAACGCCCGAAGAAATAGCCTTTGGGGAAGAAGCCGCGAAATTCGGTGACGAAGAGGTACTGAAGAAGGTTTATTACGTTGATCTTGAGCGCATAGCTGCGGCCGCCGATGCTATCGCCCGCACCAACGAGATGTTCGGGGAGGCGGCGAACATCTCGTTGAAGGTCACTGAAGCCTACGAGAACTACGACAATGCGGCGGATGCGCTTTCCTCGACTATGAGCAGTCTCGCCGCTGCGATGAAGAAGGCGAATCTCAAGACTAAAGAGGGAAGGGAAGCCTTCGAGAAGTCCTCAGAGGCGATGAAGGGAATGATCGCCTTCTTGAAGAAGAAAGCGGGGAAGCAGTTTGAAGAAACTGGAAATAAGTTTGACAATCTCTACCTCTCATTGATGGCGGCAGCGGAAGGCTTCGAGCGTATGCACGATGAAGCCGAAAAATCCGCCAAGAAAACGAAGTCTCTTGACGACACGATAAAGGAACTAAGCGGACAACTTCTTGATCTGAAGCGCAATCTCCGCGCCCTAATCCCGGCGATGTTGACGGTGTCCGGCATCAAGATTGCCGGGAAGCTGGACTCTATGTTCATCAACGTCCAGCAGCGCCTCGGCGCTACAGGCGCAATGTGGTCTAAGTTTAGAGACATCACTCAGGATATTCGTGTCGAAACTGGTCTGACCCTTGAAGACCTGAACAAGATAATGATGATCGGCGCCCGGCGTGGATTCGGTGAAACGCCGGAAATGATGCGTCAGTTTGCTGAGAGCGTCTCCAAAGCCCGCATTGCGCTCCAAGGACTAGGAGCCACTACCGATACACTCAACACCCTGGCAGGCTATCTGTTCCCGCGTCTCGGCATCGAGGTAGAGGACTTCGACCGAGCATTCAATCAACTCCTCTTGACCGGGCGCCAGGGGTCCCTTCAGATTGAAGACATCAACCAACTGCTGAGCGAGAACATACAGTGGTTGCAGCTTCTTGGGTCTTCGTCTGACGATGGTGTTACGCGGCTCGGACGGTTTTCGGCTGCGGCTCAGGTTCTAAGCCGTAGCATGGGAGACGCGCAATCGTCTGTACGTGCCGTCTCCGGCATTATGAACATGCTGACCGCCATCGCGGACCCAGCGCAGTTCTCCGGCCCCGTGAGTTCTCTTATCACGACGCTCCAAAAGTATTCCGGTGTGACCAGGGAAACGCTGGAAAACATGGTACGCACTGGGGACTTCATGGGAGCGGTTACGGCGCTTATTACTGCGTTACAGCAGATTCCAGAAGAACAGATTCATCAGTTTGGTACGGACCTCCTCTCTATTATCGGCTTGGAGCGAGAAGCCGTTCAAGCAATCCGCGCCGATAAGACGATTCTTACACGGTTACGTCAGACTGGTCAGGCGTTGAAGGAAGGACGAGACAACGCTAACGCTTTGAACGAGGCATTCGGTCAGGGAGTGTCAACGCTTGACCAGGCACTTAATAGACTGAAACAAGCAGCGAAGGTGCTGGGCGAAAGGATTTTCCTGCCCGCTGTCACTTTCGTTACGGACATGCTTGACTCGTTCAACACGATAATTTCAAAGACGTCTGAGTTCCTCGGACCGTTTTCAAAGGTGGTTTCGGCGCTAGTTGGTATTGCCGCGATGGGCGGGGTGCTCAGTATGATTTGGCCGGCTATGAAGCTATTTGCTGTTAGTACATATTCTTTTGTGAAGGCCGTGACTGTTGATTTGGTAGTGGGGCTGGCGAAATGGTCACGGGCGACGACTATAAACATTTACAAGTTTTTGCAGGGCACGAGAATGTTCGGTAAGTTTGCTTTTATAAACAACCTTGCAGCAGGGAAGTTTGCCGCTAGTGTTTGGACCCTTGTGGCTTCATTTATAGAATTCGCAATAGTTGCCGGGTTGATAGTAGGAGCTATTCGTCTTCTTACGTACATCATAGACACTATCTTCGGTACGGACATTTGGGGGACCTTGACCGACTTTTTCTGGCCGTTTGGAAGTCGTGCGGAGGAACGGCAGCGTGAGGCGATAGAAGCTCAAATGGCTAGTGCCAACGCGATGGATAACGCGGCGGACGCGATGAACTCTTTGGTTGATGAACAGCAGCAGCGCCGAGGGTTGACGATTACTGAAGCGCACGCCTATTTCGAGTCGGCGTACAGGAATGCGATTTCTGGTGTGGTATCAACGCTTGGTTCTATGGTGGCGGAGGCGCGAGGAGGAAGGATAACTCAGGTAGGCCCTGCGACCAGTTTTCCTGAAGGGCGCTTGATCGCACAATTGTTAGAAACTTTGGGTAGCCGTGAAGCTGTGGAAGCGTACATACGGACTCTTATGGGCATAAGAGGACGAGAAGCAGTACGTGAATTTATGCAGTTGCCGGAGGAAGAACGCACGAGGGCGCGAATAGAAGCTATTACAAGGGCCGCGTTCCGCGACGCCTTGCGGTACGGTATTTCTGACTTACGTGAAGGCATTGGTGCAGAGGGTCTAACGGTTGCTGAGTTTCTCAGACGAGAAGTGCGAGCGCGCGAGTCAGCTATGGAAGAGTTGAACGTGCGTCTTCGCGCGTTATCTGATAACTTGCACGTCCTTAGCGGCGATGACCGTGCGTTAGCTGAGAGCTTGATGGCGTCGGTGGAATCGTACCAACAAGCCGTAGATGTTCTGTCGTCGTATATGGACTTGTTGTCGTCTTTAACAGTTGCGGAACGCGCCGTTGAGATTGCGGAGTTGACGCGAGCGGTAGATCGACTGCGCGAAGAAGGAATGCCCCTACGCAGTGCGATGCTGACTGTAAGTATGAGGCGTGCAATGGGGCTTTATCCTGGACTGGGAGAAGAAGACGTTCGTCGATTGACTGATATTCTTTTGCGTCGCATGACCGCTGCGGACGTTAGGCTACTTCAGGAGAGCTTAGAGAGCGTATTGTCGTTAGTTATTTGGGCGGTACCTGAAGCGCATAGCGTGGAAGGACTGCTTCGTAGGTACCGGGAAGAGGGCGGGAATGAGAAGTCCGCGTCTTCCATCGGGAAACTCACCGACGTTTTCTCGTTCAAGGTCAAGTACGCGGAAATCGCGTGCGAGACGGCCGTAGTCAACTACACGACGCCTGGGAAGAAGATCGTCCAAACGCACTACATGATGGGCGGCGAACAGCCTACGCCCATTGGAGAGATGCGTACCCGGACGGAATACGGCTACGAGAAGCCGGAGAACAACAACGTCCAGGTGGTTGTCGTAGAGAAGGACGAGCAGGGAGGGAAGAAGACCGCCAGCGAAATCAGGTCGCCGGAAATCGAAGCCTTGCTCGCCAACATTCTCGGCGTCCTGAAATCACAAGCAACTGACGCCAAGAAGGAAGCGGCTCGTCGGACTAGTAGTCTGTTGCGTGACGTGATGCTGAGGACCTAGCGATGGCACTCCACCGTGACGTCAACGCATTTATTGCGGTTTGGGATCAGGACCGCTTGTTCAGCGAGGAAGTAGATAGACGGCTTACTAGACAGGCAGTCTTTGGGACGCCTGCGGGTCAGCGATTGTCATCAGTAGCAACCCAAGTGTTTTTTCAGTTCGTTGATTACCAATCCGGCATCGACGATCAAATCGTTCCGGTCCTCAATCAGATAAGGGCGCAGGGGCGACCTTTACCCTACGTTATGTACTCCAGCACGGAGAACAGACGAATCGCGTTCTCCGCGATTTTTCACGACGAGGATACGCAAGGTGAGGCTTTGCAACAGGCGCGGCGTCTCCAAGCGTTTATGATGCCGTGGAGGAACAGCGCCCCTGGAGACTGGTATACAGTTGAATTCTATCCTCCTCCTCGTTTGGTTTTAGGCTTGGATTTCATTGAAGTTATTCTGTCTGGATACCTTACTAGATGCGATATTGATTTTGGAGGTGCTTACTCAATCGACGACGCCAGAAACGCCAGACCGCAGCAGGTTGTGGCGGCGATTGAGTTCATGGTTGACGGGTTCGTTGAATACAACGCTTCAGATTTTCTGTTCAAGAGGGTGTTCAATGTCTGACCCGACCATTGACGCTAGACTTATAGTGCAACCGCGTGCCAGAGACGAGTTTTTCAGCCGTTCTCAGGTAGCTGGCCTACAGAATCTCAGAAGTGAACTTCCGCACGGCAACTTCACGCCTACCAACCGCTCTATTTACCCGCTTGTGCCGGACGAATTTCCGTTCCGCTACCTCGATCTATCAACTATCGAGGATTCATTCTCGCCTGAGTACAACACGTATTCTGTTCTCGGTCGCCAGAATGCCTTTCTTGAATTTACAGGCGTGAGTCAGCGGGTGATCAAGTTCAACGCCTTGATGTTCGATACGGATTACGCCGGATATGCTCTTGATGCCGCGAGACTTCTGCAAGCATTGTGTCTTCCGTGGAAGGACGAACCGACGCCTGGGAACAAAGTAGTCCATCCACCTCCGCGCCTCACGTTGCAGATTTTCCCAGAGTCGTTCATCAACGTGGTTGGTGTGCTGGGCAAGGTCCAAATCACCAAGATGGCGCCCTTGGTGGCGTTGGATGATGGTACTCTCATTACCGGGCAGGTTCCGGTAACGATTGAGTTCATCGTGGCGGAAGACCTTGGGGACTACGATGCGTTCAGATTCCTGACGCTACCAAACCCGTAGGAGTACGTCATGGCAGAGAAAACCGAGTTTCTTCCGACGACGAGTCGGTACAAGGACACGCCTATCCTCGAAGACGCGGATGGGAACGTGTTTTTCGACTTGTGGGTGGAGCCTCCAGACGTGGCGGGTGATCGTGGTACGCTCCAATCGTACGTAGTGGCGGGTCACGAAGTCGGGCGTCTTGATCTCGTTGCGAACACGTTCTTCAACTCCGTCCATGCGTGGTGGGCGATTGCCTTGGTGAACGGGATTCGGGACCAGGTAGAGGACCTGGAGCCGAAGGATGGCGAGCCGAACAAGACAATCACCATCCCGAGGCGGATTGCGGTTCAGAACTTCCTTGGTAGATGACATAAGTCTATTCAAATTGAATAAAATCCTGTCAGAAATTCATTTTCCTTATTCAAACTGAATAACCTTCTGTCAGAAAAGGAATAAGTCATGTCCTCTGTCACGTATCGGTTTCCAGTCGTGGAACTGCGCGTCATCAACCCCTTTAGTGGGGAGGAGGACCAGATTTTGCAGAGTGACATGCTCCAAGGCTTCAAGTACGAGTTCGGCGTACACAAAGCCTTCACCGCGACATTCGACCTGTTTGACCCGAACTACGACTTCCTGGAGAACCTCATCCACGGCGGGGGTTTCGGTACGGTGTTCAAGTTCCGTTGGGGTTGGAGTCACGAGCGTCTGTCCCCCTGGTACGAGGGTTTGGTGAAGTATTACGAGACGCGATATTCGGCTGGTGGTGAGTCGGTGAACGTCGTCATCCAATCGCCGTACGCCAGTCTCTCGTACGTGAAGCGTGACGTCGTGTTCCCTGGGGAGCAAACGGTTGATGACGCGGTTCATGCTGCCGCATTGGCGGCCGGCATACCCGAGGACGACATCGTCATAGAGCCCACCAACGGCGAGAGATTTACAATCCATCCGTGGACAGGCTCACTTGGACAGACGTTTCGTGGATGGCTGGACACGATAAAGCCATTAGCCCGACCACGCGATCAGGGAAGCGGTTCGTATGAGGCGTGGTTCCGAGAGGACGGCAAGTTCGAGTTCTCCACCACCCGCTACGGACGATTTCGCCTCTACGACGCTTACGTTTTCGGGTTTGCGAGCGACGGTCGCGTGTTGTCGGTAAGTCTCTCCGATCAACGACCGATGATGTCTCTCGCCGGGGCTGGGGAAAACGTCGTTCGTTTCGCCAACCCGGATGACCCTGACGCCGCCGATGTAGCTTCGGTAGCTGAGCGGGAAGCGCGGGAACGCGGCACGGTCATGGACGGCTCGTCTTTCAGTTCCGTTCTCGAACAGTTGGGAATCATCTCCGGCGGTCAGGTTACGCAAGAAGACCTGTCGATCAACCAACGTGAAGCGGAGTTTCGTGCGCTTCAGCGGTGGCGTCTCTACGCGGAGTACAACTTCATCATCGACGTGGAACTGATAGGCGACCCCCTCATCAGGCTGCGCGACACCATTTACCTGCGCCTTCTGAAGCGTGACGGCACCCCGCACTACATGTCCGGCTACTACACCATCAGGTCGGTCGAGCATGATGTATCACGCGACAACTTCGTAACCCGCATCCAAGGCATCCGTAGCGCCATCAGCGGACGTGACCTTGCGGAAGCTGGGGTTACGACGTTCGATCTGATGGGAAGCCGTAGCGCGCTGGAAATGCGTGGTCTTCCCGCCGTTTCGTTCAGTCCTGAACTCGGGGAAACCGGACAGCGCCTTGGTCGGTTCTCCAACAGACGGAACGGACGCCCCGTCGTCATTCTCCCAGAGGAAGGTCAGCAAACAGTAACACTTGGCGACCGCATCCTCGAACGAGAAATCTTCGTTCCCGACACGAGCGGACGTAACGCGCCGGTACGCGCACCGAATCTGACGACTTCTCCACCGCTTCCTACACCGCGTACGCAACCGCAGCAGCGTTCTCGTCCTGTTCAACCGGAGGAGGAAGAGTAATGCCCGAAGCCGCACCAGACATATTGGACCTCATCCGCTACCGCGAGGAATACTTCGGAAGGAACTTCCGTAGGATAAATGATTTTTTCATAGCCAAAGTCATTTCCATAGACGACCCGAAGAAAAAAGGTCGTGTCTGTGTGCGGATTTTCGGTATTCACCCAGAACGTGACGCTAGCGGACGCGAAACCGATGAAAGTGTCCTTCCCTGGGCGGAGCCGGCATTCTTCGCGTCCGGCAACAACTACGGCGATTTCAGTCTGCCTGCGAAGAACGACTTTGTTTGGGTGACGTTCATCGAGGGAGACTATCGGCGTCCAATCTGGTTCGGCAGTCTCACCAAGGCACCGAACGACACGTCACAACTTCCGCAGGAGTTCCAGGACGACCAGTACGGTTCCGGTGCCGATACTCCCCAGATTCGCGGATTTTACACGCCGAAAGGCCACAAATTCGTCGTACGTGACAAAGCTGGTGACGAGGAAATCGTCATCCAGACGAAGAACGGCGTGAAACTGGTTTTGCGTGATTCCCCCCAGAATGCTGGGAGTGGAGAAGACGCCGGCGTAACGTTGGCGGTCAACGATCAGACTCGTATCGAAATCAACGGGTCTGGTTCACAGGTGACGATCAAGGTTTCCGGCGACTGCAACGTGGAAGCGTCCGGCAACATTTTCCTTGGAAACTCCGCGCTGCTCCCGACTGCCGGTGTAGTCACCGGGGAGAACATCGACCCGTTCACCGGAAAGCCATTCCCTGATCACTCCCAGAGCGTTCGAGCGAAGCAATGAGCATCAGCGCCTCAAGCCTGAAGCAGCGATTCGTTACCGCCTTACAGGCGCGAGGCTTCTCTATTTCTCCTCCCGGCGCCGGTCCGCACCAGGACCAGATGCTCACGGCGTTGAGCCAATCGTTCGTTGACTTGTGGAGCGTAGCCGTAACGATTCCGGCAAACGGCCCGAATCCCGGTTCGGCGCAACCGCACACGCACACACTCACGCCTGGAATCCTTACCGGACCGGCACTGGAGGCACGCATTCTGTCGTTGCTTACCGATTTCGACGTAAATCAACACGCCCAGTGGCCGGCTTTCGTGTCCGCCTGGTCGAATGGCGTAGGCACGCATTTCCTGACCGTGCTTACCGACGTGAAGGACGGTAACGATCTGGCGCATACGCATTCCTGGTTCGGTGTGACCGGAACGACGTTGGCCGGACTCGTAAAAGCTCCGCTTCTTTCCAATCCAGACTTCGATTTGAACCATCCGGTATGTAAACTGCCGGACTACATAGACGGTCTGTCAGAGGCGTTGGTTGATGCAGTTCTGATCGATGGCTCGACTACGCCGCCGATAGTCTCAGGTTCCACTCACCAACACTTGCCGCTGTGAACGACCGATGGCTCACGACGGGATGAATCCAGAAGACGGGCGCATCGAGTATCGTGGACTTGCGTTGCCGGTCGTGAAGTCCCAAGGCGGGTACTTTGCGTCCAAGACGCTCCACGACCTTCTCTGGTCTTCCATCGTGATGATTCTGCTCACACCGAAGAACTTCCGTGTGATGCTCCCGGAGTTCGGCGGAGGTTTGTCTCATCAACTTTTCGAGTTCCTTCCAGTGGCACAGACAGCAGTGAAGGAAGCCGTCATCAAAGAGGTCCCGAAGTGGGACCCCAGGCTTTCCGTCGATTTCGTTGACGTACGTACGCTGGAAGAAGAAAACAAAATCGCGGTCTTCGTTACGTACCGCGTGGTTGGACAGCAAGGCCAGTTCACGAAGCGTCTCGTCGTCGATATGAAGACGCTTGGTGGGATCATCGGTTAGAGGGACGCCATATGGCTGCGACGAAACCCAGAATCCGGTACACCGCTCGGGAGTTCGCTACCATCCTGGAGGCGCTCGAAGAGTACGTACGCGCCGCCAGACCGGAGTTGTGGACGGATTTCTTCGAGTCGAATCTCGGACAGGTTCTCATCGAGATCGTGGCGTACGTAGGAGACGTCCTGTCCTTCTCCATCGACCGCGTGGGGCAGGAGGTCAACATTTCGACGGCGAAGCGGTATGCCTCGGCGCTTCGATTTGCCGAGTCGGTCGGATACCGTCCCGCCGGGCCTACGCCCGCGACGGTTGACATCAAGGTCCAGGACTATGACACATCAAACCCCACGCCAGACCAACTGACCATCGCAAAGGGAACGCGCGTGTCGGCGGGACAGCTTGTCTTCGAGACGACACGCGACTGGGTCTTCCCTGCCGGTACGACCGATGTGACCTTCACGGTTGTTGAGGGCGTTGAGTTCGAGGACACGTTCACCAGCGTCGGGATTCCCAACCAAGAGTTCACCAGCACGCAGACGAACGTGGCGGACGGCTCTTGGTCCGTGTTCGTGAACGGCATCGAGTGGGAGGAAGTCAGTAACCTGCTGAATGCCCAGACGGAAAACGTCTATCGCGTTCGGTACGACAACGACAATCGCATCATCGTCTTGTTCGGAGACGGCACGTACGGGAATATCCCACCTGACGGTGCGGACGTGTCCATTCGCTACCGTACGACGCAAGGCGCGGCGGGAGCCATCGCCGGCAACACCATCAACCAACAGATCACCGGCATTCTCGGCATTCCGCCGTTGACGAGTACGGTCACATTGAACGTCACAAACCCGGGTGCCTCGTCCGGTGAATCCGACCGCGAGTCGTTGGCGCACTTGCGGCGCTTCATCCCGCTGTTCATTCGGTCGGTGGACAAGGCGATCACGCAACAGGACTACGTGACGCTCATCCTCGGTTACTCCGGTCCGAACGGGACCATCGGTAAGGGCACGGCGTTGCTTCGGGACAGTGGAACGGGTCCCCGCATTCTCGACATCTTCACGTCGTATACGCTCCTGCCCGACGGTTCTCCGTCCAATCCTTACCCACCAATCGGTTCCATCTACATCATCCTCGATACGGACAGTGCCGCGCCGTCCGGTCCGGGGATGTATAAGTGGAACGGTTCGACGTGGGAGTTCGTACCGACGCCGGCGTTCTTCTCCGGCAACCTGGTGGACGTGTACGTGTGGGCACCCTCTGGCGACACGTTCGCCAACACGTCTCAAGCCCTGAAGGACGACCTGACGGCTTACCTGGACGCCCGCTCCCTCATCACGGTGCGCGTGTGCGTTCAGGACGGCATCACGACGCCGGTTGACATCGACCTCGGAAACGTTTTCGTCAGCCCGGACTACGAACTCTCCGAGGTCCAGACCCAAGTCGAGACGGCGCTGAAGGACTTGTTCAAACGCCTCGACCATCAACCAGGCAGTACGCTCCGTCTGTCGGACATTTACGAAGCCGTGAATGACGTGGACGGGGTGGACTACTTCGACGGGGTATCGACTCCGACCGGAGACGTGACGTCTGCGGCAAACGAGCTTCTCGTCATTGGAACCATCACGGCAACGTACAAGGTGACGCCAGAGCAGACGCCCACGGTAACAGGCTCGTGCCCATGACGAAAGTCTATTCAATCTGAATAAGACACCCATCGTTACAAAAGTCTATTCAGTTTGAATAAGAAAAAGGAATAAACATGGGAAACTTTGTCACCCCACGCTTTCTCTGGCGGTTCAACGACGCCGTGGGAGCCATTCCAGCCGGAAGCAATACGGTTCCCGACGAGGACGGCGCCGCCGACGGCAACGACATTCTCTCGACTGGTTCACCGACCATCGTTGCCGGAGGCGTACAAGGCAACTACCTCCAGCTTTCCGGTTCCGGTGCGTCTCAAGGCATCATCTTCCCGCCCCCAGGGGTGCGGATTGACGCCAACGCTCTGAAGAACGGGCTGACCCTCGATTTTTTCGTCAGGATTCCAAATATCGGCACACGTCTGAAGATCGGCGCGTACGACGGGTCAACCCTGACAAACGAGTTTTTCTCGGTGACGGTGGAAATTGACGCCGCCAGCAACGCCACTGCGTCTCTTTCCCTCGTTGGCAACACCGGCGACCCTCCGGTCGTCGTAACGACTTCTATCGGCATCTCGGTAGGCAACTGGTATCACGCACGTTTCGGTATCAGCAAGTCCTACGTGCAGACACGTCGGATGATCGCTGTCGGCGGCACTCTGTATGAGCTTTCTACGGTATCGTTCAGTGGGGTTCTCCCACAGATGTTCCGGGGCGCCTCCGACGGAAAAATCGTTTTCAGCGCGCGTGTAGAAGATGCCGGAGGAATCGCGCCGTTCTCCGTTGACCTGGACAATCTTGCCGTCCTGGACGCATTCGACGAAGGCGACAACAACGTACCGGGAGTGGTCGTACCGACTACGTTCTCAACGGGCGGCGATCCCATCTACGAACTGACGGATGGGACGCAGGAACTAGGATTCCGGCTTGAATCCGTAGAACCGCTGCTTCTTTGGACGTTCAACGATACGCCTCCTATGCCATCCGGTTCGCCGGACATCCCGGCTGAAGTCGGATACTCCCACCACACTGCCCGCGAGAATCGTGACGGAAACGCATTTTTGAGTTCCGTGGAAATCTCGAACGACAGCCCGCGCTTCGGTAGCGGGTGTTTACGTCTTACGCCGAATCCGAGTGCGTTACTCCGCCTTCCCCACCCGAACAACCGACTTACGCTGGCGCCAAGCATAGGAAACGGAATATCCCTGGACTTTCTCGTTCGGTTCAAGGCACAACAGCTTGACCAGGGACAGACGGTTCTGGTTTATCTGAACGCCACGAACGGAACACAGCTTTTGACCATCTCTCTTTCGCGGGTCTATTGGTCATTTCAGGTCGTTTCTGGGAACCGTACGTTCTTGAAATCGGGTACCATCGACCCCGAGCTTACGCTGGACGACTGGCATAATTTCCGAATCGGTGTTTTGCGCTCAAACTCTGGCGTCGTCACGATGCACATAGACGGCGTGGAACGGGCTCGGGAGTCTTTTGTCAGCCTCAATACGCCGGACATCGCGTTGGCAAATGAAATCACTTTGACCATCCTCGCCATCAAAACCCTCCCTGACACCGAGTACATAGACATTGATCGGCTGTCGGTTATTCCGTACGTTCAGTTCGGTGACTACAATCCATCCAACTCGGAAAACGTCATCGGAATCAGCGGTTCTACACCGCCGTTCGTTTTCGTTGACCCGACCGACCTCGTCCTCGAACTAGGCGACGTGGCATCAATCCAACTGAACGCTGCCAACGCCGTTCCTCCGCTGACTTGGGTGTTGTTGGACGGCGTGTTGCCTCCTGGTCTGTCATTTGATGCGTCACTCGGAGCGATTTCCGGCATAGCGTCAGGGTTAGGGGAGTACGCTTTCGAGGTGCAAGTCATCGATTCGGAGGGAAAAACGTCGCCGCGTACTAGATTTCGCATAAGTGTCGCTCATACCCCTTACGGGAAGTTGTCGTTCGGTTTCGGTGGGTTCTTCGGAACCGTACCAAACAACAGCCCGACGGTTCCGGCGGACGTTCTCGGAAATATGGACGGGAACGCGCAGGCCAGTTCTGTTACCATCGCGCCGGCCGCTCTCGGTCATTCGGGAATCACAGGCGTTCTACGCTTGTTTGCGGAGTAGAGCATGATTCGTCTGCCGTTCAACCAGATTTCGATTCCCCAAGGCGAATCGTTCACCCTGGACTATTGGGAGAGGTTTTTCCTCTCCGATACGAAACTGCGTTTTCGCATTCTCGGTCAACCGGGTTCCCCCACAGCCCCCGCATTGGAGTGGGATAGCAACGGAAACGTAACCGTCTATCCGAACACGTTAGGCGCACCGACGACATACAAGACTGGGCTCCGTCCTTTCTCCGGCAGGGATGCTCATCATCGTGTCAGTCTTGTGCGTAGGGAAGACGCTGGTTTCGCCACGTTGCTTTTCGGGTGTTCCCGAGAAAACATCGCCGGCGGTACGGAAGGTGTTTTCTTTTCCCAGCGTCCTCGCTTGATGATGCACTACCGCTTGGACGACGACGTCACGTTGGTTGGATCGTCCTCGCAGTACCCTGTGGACCAGTTAGGGAACCAAAGCGGTTCCGCACAAGTGACCGGAAAGGCTGAGCTTGGTAGCTTTTTCATTCGGCACTTCTCCGACTTGACCGACGGAGTTCGCCTTCGCCACTTCTCCACGCTGTATCTTGGGTGGTCACACGACACGTTGTTCCGAAACGGAGGTGTGTTCGTTGACTTCGTGGTCGATTTCGACGCTTCGGTCGATATTCGTCTTGAGGAACTCGGCGCCACGTTCCTCCGCCTCGTACGTGTCCATCCGCTAAACGCCTTCACGATCACGTATCGAGACGCACAGGGAGCGCCTCAGAACGCGACCATAAACGTTCCGGGACTTACCGGCTTCAAGCACGTCATATTCGGCTACTCGTTCGTGCATGAGCAGTTGGTGGTAGGCGTTGACGGGACGCTGTACGGATTTCCTCTCGCTTTCACCGAGCAGAGTATCGACCAGGCGAAGCGAATGGAGGTCGTCCTTGCCGCGTACAGCCTTACCGGCGGGACCGAGGCGCGCCTTTGCAACTTCCGCGTATGGGACGCGGCGTTGGACCCGTCTGGTGGGTCGTATACGGTTCCGCAGACATCCACTGCTCAGATTCCTGAATTTTCGCAAGGAAAATACGGAATAGCTTTGGACTTGGCGAAGGCGCCAATCCCTACGGAGTTCCGTTATCTGGAAATCTACCACGACGGCTCGAACCCTAGTCGTTGGTGGGATGTGAACGACGTCGTTTATCACGCCGGTACGGAAGCCTACACGGACGACGGGACGTACGAAGTCCCGCAAATCGACAAACAGTTCACGCGGTTGCGCTTCAACGAGAAGCAGACCGTTTCCGTACGGAACATCCAACCGACGTTCGACTATCCGAACCGTTTGGCGACGGTGTCTTTCGACCTCTACTATCCGTTTTCGCTGACGGACGTGGAGATTCGCGTCCTTTACTCGTTCGACGGGGAGCTTTGGCGGGATGCTCCATCCGGGTCGTCCGCCAACCAGACAACCGGACTGACCGCAGACGCGACGGCGCCCTCGTACAGCTACGTGTTCGATATTCGCGGCATCATCTCGCAAGAGGAACGTGACCTCTACATCGCTGTCATCGCCAGGAGCGCCTCGGCCAACGTGACGGACTGGACGAGTCCGCGAGCCAATGCAGTAAAGAATCTGGCTGGACCCGAGCAGTCCATCCCTTCGGTAGATCACCCGCTCACGCTGGTCAGTCCTGTCAGCGGCGTCGTGGACGTGGATTTCACGCTGTACGACCGTGACAGTCAGCTTTGCGACATCGTACCAGAGTACCGTTTGGACGGCTCGAACGAATGGTTCCCTGCCGTCTCCGGCCCTGGAGGGAGCGGTGCGACTGGATTGGCGTCCAGTCCCTCCGGCGTCGCCCACGTCTTCAAGTGGGACACGACCGGCATTCGAGCAAAGTGGGCGCTGTTCCGCATTACGCCGAAGAAGAAAGAGGACAACGACGCACGTGTCGTGGCGGACTATCGGTTCAACGAACCGCTCGTTTCAGCGTGGACGTTCGAGGATGCTCTCGGAGCGATTCCTTCGGTTTCACGCGCTGTACCGGCAGGCGCAGTAAATGAGTTTTCTGGTAATGCTGGAACTACAGGTACAGCCGAAATTGACGCTACGGCTCCATTGTGGTCGGGAAGTTCCTACCTGAAGTTGACTACGGACGCATCTGGTGAAGCTGCACTTCCCGTGCCGTTTGACCTGTTCACGCGAGACAAATTCAGTAAAGGCTTATCGGTTGACCTTGTCTACTATTTGGAAACCACCCAGGCCAACGCCGCCATCGAAATCTTGAGCGCATATCGTGGGAGGAAGCTGTTGCGGCTGGTGATAGACCAGGCGTCGCAGGAGATAAGCGTTCCCGAAATCGCTATCGACGAGAGTGAATACGGGTCCGTTTCGATTCCGCCTGTTGTCCAAGCGACGATCATCGGAGGGGCTTGGAAGAACTTGAGTTTCTCTTTGGCTGATGTTGGTTCCTCATCGCTGCGGATGGTGGCCTACACGAACAGTGGAAAGGCTTTCGATTTCACCTACCCAAGACGTGCGGCGCTGTTTGGTAGTCTTGGGGACTACGGATTTCGCGTAGTGTTGCGTGCCGAAGGCCCAGCGGCGTCCGAAGTGGTAAGATTCGATCAGGTTTTGCTGACGAACTGGTTCCACAACACGTTGGTCACGATGCCCGCGCGCACTGACCCACGCAATCTTGATCTGTACGAGGAGCAACCTCAGTCCTTGGACGGGGTGTTGCGCGACCATTTCGGGAACAACGTGCTCTTCACTGATGGGCCATTCACTTCTGGGTTGCGCTACGGTTCAGGCGGAGTGCGCTTTCCAGACAACCGACTCATTCGGGGGGTCGTCTTCAAGCACGGTGTCGGTTTTGAGTTCTTCGTGAAGCGGGATGTGCCGACCGACCCTATCGGTTTGCTCATCTCCGACAGCAACGTTCCGCAAACCTTGATAAACTTCTCGTCGTCCGTTTCTGGAGGTTCGTGTTCGGTTTACACGTCTGCTGCGGCGTTCGATACATTTACGATTCCAGCAAACTTCATCCCGAGCGACTCAAACTGGCATCATTTCCGCTTGTCGATCAGAAAATCCGATCCTTACCTTTTGAACATCAGCGTTGATGGCGGACAACCACTCCGGTTTTTTGTGTCCGCGCTTCCTTATCTTTTCTCGTACGGACCAGGATTCTCTCTGACGTTCCCGAGCGGAAGCGGGGACATTTTCCTGTCCGCGTTGCGCGTATGGGACGGATACCACACGACTCCGTACGATCCGCCTACTGACGACGAGCCCGACTTCTTTGGTTGGAATCCATAACGGAGGATAACCGTGGCCCAACCAGTTCTGACATTCACACCGATCCCCAGCCCAGAGTCCGGCGACGTAGTCATCGACTACACCGTCGAGGATGCCAGCGTTCATCCGGTGACGATGCAGTTCCGGTACTCCACGGACGGTGGCACGACCTTCAACGTGTGCTCTGAATCCGTTGATCCTTCCAGCGAAGGAACGTTGAACATCTCCACGGGACCGTCCGGTAGTCCTGCTTCCCATCGGTTTGTTTGGGACGCGGAGTTCGACTTGTCGGCACTCATAGCAACCGTAATAATCGAAATAACCGCCGATGACGGCGTGGGTGGTGTTACGACCATCCTCACAAATTCATTTTCCTTCGTGAACTCGACGCTCGCCGGAAGTCCTACGGTCTGGCCCGGGGTGTTCGTTCTCAACAACACCAAACCCGTAGGTAAATTCATTTTCCCCAATCCTTCCACCAGCCCGTCCCCTACGCCGGTTGCCTTGCAGACCGGAACCATCCTCGTTCAGTACAACCTGGAAGACGAGGAGTCCGACCCGGTTGACATCGAGTTCGAGTATTCCCTGGACGACGGGAAGAGTTGGAAGCCTTGTACGGAGGGTTCTGGAGGCGACGGGCGGGTAGGTTTGTCAACGCTCCCAAACGCTTCCGGTGGTGTAGACCATGTTTTCGCGTGGAAAAGCGACGAGGACGTTCGTTCGGGTCGTGTGACGCTTCGCGGGAAGCCAAAGGACCCGTACGAGGAAGGTGACTACTTCCTCTCCGAACCGTTCTGGGTCGAGAACGTCAAGGACGGCTGGGTTCCGAAACTCGTTCCGCTTCCGGTGTACCAGCACGACCCGGACTCGGTCATCAAGTTCTACGCTGACTTGGTCGAGGCGTTCCGCATACGCAACGCGAAGGACATTCTCGACTTCGAGGACCTGTACGACGTCGAGAAGGCGCCTCCGCACTGGTTGCATCTGTTGGCGAACCGGATTGCCATGCGGATCGACCAGAACTTCCCTGTAGCGATTCGACGGAGGCAGTTGCGCCAAGCTATCCAGTGGTACAAGGACAAGGGCTTGGAAGGGTCCTTCATGGCGAGGTTCGCCGCCTTGGGGTACGAGGCGTTCATCACTGAGTTGTGGACGGACGGGTTCAACTGTTCCGACTCCGACCTCGGTGTGGATTGGATGCCGCATTCACGGATCGACCTCACTGTCCTTCGGTTCGACTCGAACTCCCCGATTGACCCGACGAACATCACCCAGCTTCTTGAGTACGCCGAGGAGGTTCGTCCCATCCACGTGCTGATTCGGGACGTCATTCCCGGTGTGCTGAACGTGGATTCGTTCGACGTGCCGGATGACGAGGACGTGACGGTAAGCGTCTATCCGATAATGACGGTCGAGGGAACGTACGACCCGAACACCCAGTACGTTCCGCATGACCGAATCGACCAGCCGGCTTGGATTCCCACCGCTGGTGTCGGACTGCAATACTTCAACGGCACCCGCGCACCAGTCCGGTTCAACAGTTCCTCTGGTCCTCCGCCCCTCGTCTATCTGAAGTACGCCGGGGACCGTGATCCGTTTACGGACGAGTCGTTCGACTTCGAGGAACGTCCACAGATCGGACCGCCGTTCCGCGACGTCATCACCTACGGGGCGATGGCGGCGGGAGGTTTCACTTACGGGGATGGGTCGTCATGGTATGATGGCGACCAGACGACGATTTCAGCGTTCGACACGCTGAACAACCTGCTTCCTGGTTATCCAATCACGGTATAAGCCATGCCGAACTTCGTTGATCACTTCGGGAAGGTCACGGGAACGCTGATCATCATTGCGTATGCGCGTGATGGTTCGGTCCTGTGGCGGCGTGACGAAGGCGAAAACTTGGTGGTGACGACAGGTCGCCAGATGATGAGCCGTCTGTTGGGAGGGAATCCCTCGGCTACCATCCAAACGAACGGTGGACGGACGGTGAATATCAGCGGCGTTGGCGACCTGTTCGTTACGACGATGGTGTTCGGGTCAGGTGGTCACAACCCGACGTCCGGTACGCCTCTCGTCGTCTCTCCCTCCGAGGAAACGATTTCCGTACCACTCACCAGTTTGCCGTCGGGTAAGCCGGTGAGCGTGAACTACCCGGGCACGCCTCCTGGGGACAAGTCCATCGAGTTCATAGCCAACGTCGATTTCTCGGAAGCGAACGGTGAGACGTTCAGCGAGGAGGGCTTGTTCAACGCCTTGTTCGGTACGTCGAACGAACTGATGTTCGCCAAAAAGAATTTCGCGCCAATCACGAAGAACAACTCGTTCCGACTGGAGTTTCGGCACCGGATCATCTTCTGACAGATGCTTATTCAATCTGAATAAGGAAAAGGATTTTCTGACAAAAGGTTATTCAGTTTGAATAAGAAAAAGGAATTTCAGCGATGGCAACCATCCCAAACGTCAACTTCCCTGACGGTCAGCCTATTTCCCACGCTGGCGGTGACATCGACTACCTGGTGGATTCGGACGCGGTTGATGCGTCGAACGCCAACCGCCCTGTCCACAACCTGTCGTATCGAGACGTTCAGCTTCGGGACGGCTTGAATCAAGCCATCGACGCAATCAACGACGCCTTCGCCGGCAACAACTTCCTCATCCCGAACTCTCAGCCCGGTCATGCGACGCCTCTCGGGTCGCTGGAAGAGATGCTGGCGGTTTCACTGAACGCGGACGGTACGCTGAAGGGTGGTTCGGCTCACCCGCCTGTCACCGTCCAATCCCCGGAGCTTCAGCTTGTCACCACGCCGACCGAACAGCAGTTGAGCGTATCCGTCGGAACCGGACCCAACACGCTTGCGGTAGGCAACGACTCACGCTTCCACACCAGCGACCCGACCAACAGCGCCAACAACGACCACGACAACCGCTACATCCCAGAGGTCAACTTCGACTCGAACGGCGCCGCCCGTCTCGGACTCGACGCTTCCGCCTACACGAACGTACCGACCACGCTCGGTACGGTGGAGCAGATGATCGACGCGCTGGAACAGGGCGCGTGGGCGGTCGTCGGCAAGACCGGACACTTCACCTCCATATACGACGCCATCGCCGCAGGTTGCCGGCGCATCCGCGTGTTCGGAACGGTGAACGACACCGGCAAGGGAATGATGACCGTCTCCGAGCCATTGTTCATTCTGGGAGAGGACCAGAACGCGGTGTGGCAACATGATGGACTGACCATCGACGGAAACGGTTCCATCGTTCGCAACTTGCTCGTCGATACCGGAGACGTAACCGTCAACGCTTCCGGGTGCGTCCTCGAAAATCTCATTTTCCAGAACGTACCGGCTACGAAGACCGCCTGTCTGGTCATCAACGGCAGCTACAACCTCATCCGCAACGTACGCGAAATCGTTACCGGAGCCGGGGCGGTGAACGGACAAGCCCTTCTCTCGCTTCCCGGTTCGTACAATCACGCCTTCGGCGTTTTCACACAGGTCGATTCCGGTACGGGAATCACCTCTACCGACTATCGAATCCGTGTTACCGGAATCCAGAACGTCCTCAGCACGTTGTACTCGGCGTCGGTGGTTACGGCGCTGTACGTCGGCGGCTCCGGCAACGAAATCGAAAACTGCGTTCTCGGCTCCGGGATGACGAGTTTCGCTATCCTGGAAAACGCAGTCGGGGCGACCTTGAGAAACTGCGACTTCCGAGGCGCCACGTCCACGACCGGAAGCATCGACGCCCCCGTCGTGGTGAAGTCCGGTTGCCGGAACGTCATCATCGCAAAGGTGGACATGCGTTTGGCGGCAGCGGGTGCCGGTGCGGGCGTCTTGGTGTTCGTTACCGGAGCGGTTGAACGCCTGACCATCGAAGACGTGGACGCCGCCTACGTCCACGCCATCGTGACCAACGACCGCAACGCCGTCACCAGCATTTCCGGGCTCACCTTACGGAGAATCGCCCTGGCGAACATGACCTCCGCAGACGTTACGGCGTCAAGCAATCTGGACGGCGGACTCGGTATCTTCATCACCACCACAAATTCATTTACGCTGCGTGACGTGAACGCTCAGGACGTGGACGCCTACGCGGGGCTTTCCGCGCGCGTCCGTCGCCTTTTCCTTTTTTCGTCCAGTACCGCACAAATCACGCTGGAACGCATTTGCCTGGATGACGTCCGGGTTCATAGCGAGGTTGCCGCGTTCGGCACTACCGGCTCGAACATCAGCATCAACGACCTCCGCGCCGAAAACATCATCGTGCGGGGAACGAGCAGCATCTATGCTTTCAGTTTGAAGGTCATCGGGGGTGCAGTGTCTTCCGGTCGCTGGTCCTTCGAGAACGTGAAAACCGAAAATCTGGCGAGCATCCTGGACGTTACAGCGGAGCACGACCTGAGCGACATCGTGGCTTCGGAATGTCAATCCGAGAAAATCGGATTTACCCTCCAGGCCATTTCCGCTACGATCAAGGGAGTCGTAATCTCGGACTTTACGTTGGTGAACCCCAACGCCGGTTCGGATTACGTGGTGAAGTTGGACCCGGCGGACGCAACAGCGAACGTCATCCGAGTGGTCGTTGCCGGTGGATACGTGGAACTGAACTCCACCATCCCCGCGTTCGAGGCGAATACAGCCGTCGGGTCTGGAACAAAGCAAGGCGTGATCTACTCCGTTGGATACCGCCTGACTGGAACAGGAGGATTCGAGAACAATGCTGCTTGGAACACCGGACAGAATTTCGCGTTCACTGCGTAACGGCTTCTTCATCTCCCTGGTGTTGATTCTGGGGACGCTTGGGTGCAGCAACGAAGTCAACAACACACCGGACCCGCTTCCGGCTTGGTCAATGCCGACGCAGCCGGAGGTTTTCTGGTATGACGACCCGACGTACGCCAACCAGGTGAACAATCTCGCAATCGGTTACATCACCGACTACTACCCTACGTTCAATCCGAACATCGACGATCCGCGTACCTGGATTGTCTGGGACAACGTGGTCAACAGCGGGCAAATGGGCGTGGAGCTTCAGCGAATCGAGGACTTCCTTTGGGGAAGCCCAACGACTCAGCAGCAAGGGAACCCAAACGTCTATCTGAACTCGCCGTTTCGCTCGAAGACGTGGCCGGAGAACGTGGGGCAGACCGGCATCTACGGCTCCGGCATGGGAACCGATTGCCGCAAGAACGCCCTGAAGTTCACGACGTTGATCCGCTACCTCGGGTATCCATACACCATCGAGGTCGTGATGGGTTGGAACTACAGCACGAATCTCGGGCTCATTTGGCTGCGTTTCTACTTGCCAACTTACACCTACTACAACAGCGGCTACGAGGTTGACACGTTCTATCGGGGCGTTACGCCCTTCGGCCCGTATCTCAGCGGCAATCCAGGATTGTCGAGCCAATACACGGTTGAAGGAACGTTCTTGGTTCCTTGAGACGCGACCGTGAGAGGTTCGCGTAATCGCTCAGGGGTGGTACACTGCTCCTGAGCGATTTTCGTTCACGATTGGAGGGTGGAATGGGAATCAGCAAACCGAACTTTCCTGATGGTCAGCCCATCTCGTACTTGGGCGGCGACATCGACTATATCCCCAACACGGACTCGGTTGACTACACCAATGCCAACCGTCCGATTCACAACTTGGCCGAACGAGACGTCCAACTTCGTGACGCGCTCAACAACGCCATCGACGAACTGAACAACGCCTTCGAGGGGTCCACGCTCACCGGAACGTCCGAGTCCGGTCACGCCACCCCTCAAGCGTCGCTGGAGCTTCTCCTGTCTCAGGAGCACAACGCGGACGGTACGCACAAGGGTGGAACCATCCACGCGCCAGTGGTGTTGGACCCCGGTTCTCCCGAGCTTTCCTTGCTCAACACGCCGTCGGCGCAGACGCTCGGAATCAAGAAGGGTTCCACGTCAGGGACCGTTACGGCTGGCGACGACGTTCGCTTGCACTCCGCTGACCCTACCGACGCGGCTACTGCTGACCACGACGGGCGGTACGTCCCGAGAAAATCATTTTCTCCTGACGGTAGCCGCGACCTCGGTTACAACCCCGCCGCTGCGGACGCTGACTACGTCGGGACGCCGGACAATCCAGCCGACGCCATCGACAACGTCTCGAACAACATCAAGGCGCGGGTGGTGGAGAAGAAGGCCCATCAGCCACAGGGTGCCCAGGACGTCGGATACCAACCGTCCGGCTCGCAATCCATTCCGGGGACGGTGGACAACGTGAAGGACGCTCTGGACTCGTTGGACCAGGACGTTCAGACACTCAAGACCACCGCCTTCGTCGAGCCTCCTGTCGGTACCATTCTCCCGTGGCACAAAAACTTTCCGTCCACGCCTTCCCTTCCTCCCAACTGGATTGAATGCAACGGGCAAACCATCAACGAGCCCCTCAGTCCGTATAACGGGCAGACCGCTCCGAATCTGAATAACCCAGCGAGCGCGTGGAATGCCAACGGCGTGTTTATCCGAGGCGGTTTGTCGTCAAGTGACGCGCCGGTTGACGACACGTTCCAAGGACACGCGCACCCCCTGGAGAACCAAGTGCAGGGGCACGTGAATCTGAACACGCTTGGACAAGCCGACGGGGCCGGCAGTCGAACGTACCTGGTGGTGGACCCTGGGACGGCGTTCCAAGATTTGAACCTCGCACCGACCGATAACGGTACGAACGGTGTGCCTCGTGCCGGGAACGAAACGGCGCCGTCACACGTGGTGATGGTCTGGATCATGCGAATTTACTAAAGTCTATTCAGTTTGAATAAGGATGGACAGATTGGACAGGTTGTTCACGTGCTGTTGAAAGGGGATTGAACAAGACCTGGGAGCAGCGCGCCTTGTTCAAGAAAACCCGCCTTCCCTTTAGCAAGGAGATGAGACGATGGCGAAGGTGAACTACGACTCATTGGAAGACCGTTACATCCCGCCGAGCGAAGACTTCTCGACGCTCTACAGCATCGACTACGACCGCACGACTGTTCCGACTACGGACCCCGACCGTTACCTGTACGTGTACGAACAGGCCGGGCAGGTGATCGGTGTGAAGCAAATCATCGTCAAGCCCGGCGACCATGTTCAGTTGACTGGGTTGAAGAAAATCCACCCCCTTGCCCGTGCGCTCGCCTTGTCAGACCCGAATCTGGTGATCACACCATAATCCGCTTAGCTTGACGGATTTGGCAGTTCTGGCATACGATTCCCCTCAACGTTGACCCGAACCAGTAGGTGCGGCTATGGGACTTTTGAGTAGCGCGAAGAACCTCATTACCCGCATCGCGGGGAGCAACCAGGAGGAAAGTGAAATGGCTCCACGTTACGACGGTGCTGCAACCGACCAGCCGGCCCCCCAGGAACCAACCCCGCAGCAGCCTCCCACGGCACCCGTTCCCGTTACTCCCCAGGAGACTCCAGCCCCGGCTCCCACGCAGCCGACTCAGCAGGCCGAACAGCCTCCGGCCCCGCCTGCCCAGCCACAGGTCCATCCTCCCGCTCCCGAGCAGCCCGCCGCCCCGCAGCAGACGGAGACTCCGGTAGAGGCCGCGCCCCAGCCCACCGCTCCGCAGCCCGCGCCTCAGCCGGTCCCTCCACCGAGTCCGCAGCCTGTGCCTCCGCAGCCGGCTCCGGTCGCGCAGGAAGCGCCTCAGCCCGTCCCGCAGCAGCCGGCCCAGCAGGAGGCCCCGGCACAGCCGCAACAGGCGCCCGCGCAGCCTGAACCGGCTCCCCAGCCCGTTCAGGAGCAGCCTCAGCCTACCCCTCAACCGG